AGACGCCTTCAGGTGACACCGATATTACAGAAGTATTTATAGAAGTGAAGCCTTTCACTGTTTTTGAAGGATTCTGTGAAGACGACCTTCAGACAAAATTCCCGAATATGGTTCTTGCGCCCGGTTCAAGTAACAGCGACGCACCCGCTGGCTGGGAAGAAAAAATCGTTGAAACAAAGGTGTCGGCAATTCAAGAAACCCTTGAATTGACTTACTGGCAAGGTGATACGGGCGGAACTTACACGTTGTTTGACGGGTTCATTAAATTGATTGACGCTTCTGGCGTTGCAATTGACGGAAACACTTCAGCGGCGACCGCTATCACAAAAGCGAACGTTATTGATTTGGTTGACGCTATGTACGTGGCTTCACCAGCGAAAGTGAAACGTTCGGGCGAACTTGTGATTGCAGTGGGTGACGACGTTTTTGACTTGTATATTGCTGCTCAAAAGGCTGCAAACTTATATCATTACGACGCTGAACACGACAACGGTGTTTTAAAAATCGGTGGTTCACGTGGAACTTTACAAAGAATTTACGGGCTTGACGGAACTGACAGAATGTTTGCGGGTCGTGGTTCTTCTTTCGTTGTTGGTTCTGACGTTACCGAAGAAGAAAACATTATGAAAATTTGGTACGACGAAACTGACGACAAGGTTTATATGCGTTCAAAAGGAAAAGCGGGCGTTACAATCGTGAATCCTGAAGAAATTGTTGAATTCACTTTGTCGGTTTAACTGAATAATTAATCAAAGGGGCTGAAACACGCCCCTTTTAATACTTTAAAAAATTATGGCTTGTAATAAAAAAGTTACTGACGACCTTTTATTTGATTGCGCTGACGCACCGAAGAAAGGAATTGACGGCGGCAAAGGCGTACTTATTAACTGGGACGACATTGACCGAACTGCTTCTGTTCAAGCTGGCGCAACTATTTCAGATTTAGTTTTGAAAGCTGCGACGGCTGGTTTTTCTGTTCAGTGGTATAAAGACCTTGCTTCAGCGAATTCGTCTTTCACGCCAAACACTGAAGACGTTGACGGCTTCACACATAACTTCTTAACAAGACTTGCAAATTCTTCAGCGGCAAACGCCGAACGTGCAAACGAACTGAAGAACGGTCGTTTTGTTATGGTTTACGAAACACGTTACAAAGGCGTGAATAACGCTGAAGCTTTCAAAGTTGCTGGCTGGGAAAACGGCTTGAAGCTTTCTGAAATGACAAACAACACCCTTGAAAATAGTGGTGCGACATTGTTCACTTTGGCAACTGAAGAAGGTGACGTTGAACAATACCCTTACAACGTATTTCTTGAAACCGATTACGCAACTTCAAAAGCGACTTTTGATTCTTTATTTGCTTCGGTTTAAGAATTAGTTGATTAATAGCAAAAATAAAAGCGAATAGGGTGACACCGATTTCGCTTTTTTCGAACCCTTTTAAATATTTTATTAACTATGCTTGAAATTTTAAGCGCATCAAAAGAAGTAATAAAGGCAAATTTGAATTTGCTGGCAAAAGATTACACCGAAAAAACTGGTCGAAAAGTTTGTTTGACTTGTCCTTCTGACATTGCGTATATGATTTTAAGCCTTAAACATCATTACAAAATGACGAATTTCGAATTCAAAAGAAATGCCGCCCAGTACAAAAACAAGAAAGGCGACAAAACGACCATTTCGAACGGTACAATGACCGACGAAAAAGCAATTGAATTTTTAAGAACAAACCCTGAAAGAATCAAGTTATTTTCGAAATATCCTGAAGGCTGGGAAGAACTTCTTAAAAAGCCAAAAATGACCGACGAACAAATTGAAGAAAAACTTGCTATTCAAGCCGAAATCGAAGCGGCTAAAGCTGCGAAGGGTCAAGACCTTTCAGGCGGTGGGCTTGTTGAAGGAAAAGAATTTGTTGAAGGTTCTGGCGAAGCTGGTGAAAAAGATGTGAATGAAATAAAGGTTAATGACGCCGAAACTTTGTCGCCTGAAGAAGAAGCATTGAAAGCAAGCGAACAAGCGGCTGAAGAAGCTGCAAAAGCGGCTTTGAATGGTTCTGAAACCAAAACAAAAGAAGACCTTATGAAAATGAAGCTTTCTGAATTACGTGAAGCGTACCCAGAAATAAAAGCGACATCGATTAAAGACTTCGTTGACAAAGTTTTGAATCAGTAAGTAATTAAAAGGGCTGGTTAACTTCAGCCCTTTTTTTAAACGTATAACAAATGAAATTATATTATAATCAAGTTTCAAAAACAATTCTTGACGTCAAGAAAGACAAAAGGAATGAATGTTTCAATTTCGGAAAAGACAACGCCTTCCCTTCTTTGGTTGAAGCGTTGATTAACATTTCGGTAACTTCAAAGACTTGCATTGATAGAGTTGCAAAAGCTATTTACGGGAATTCTTTCGGGAAGCTGGGAAAAGTTATTGTTAATTCAAAAGGTCAAACCCTTAATGAAGTTTTAAGGATTGCCGCCCGTGAATATGCAAAGCATAATAATTGCTATATTCAAGTAAGTTATGACGGGAACTTTGATTTTAAAGCGATTGTTGTTATACCAGTTACACACGTTAGGGTCGGAAAAGACGACGACAAAGGATATTCAGGGAAGTTTATTGTTTATGATAATTGGGACAAGTCGAAAGGCTCAAAAATTATGTCTTCAAGCTTTACAGTGATTGACCGATTCAACCCGAAACAAAAAGTAATTGAAAAGCAAATTGAAGCCGCTGGCGGCGACATTGGCAATTATAATGGTCAATTGATTCATATAAAGAAAGACGAAGCCTTTGTTTATTCTTTGACCGATTTAAACCCAGTTTTAAGCGAAGCACTTATTGAAGGTAATTCACAAACATTTAGAAGTCGAGGTTCTGAAAAAGGGTTTCTTAACACTAAATTGTTAACAACTCAACCGTTCGCAAGTGACGACGACCGACGTGACTTCAAGAAAGAATTGAACGGGGTTCGGGGTGCTGACAATTCTTCAGAAGTTGTTCTTCTTGAAGCTTCGCAACAAACCGACGACCTGTCAAAGCAAATAAAAATTGACGACCTTTCTTCACCTTACAACGACAAGCTTTTTGAGTATTCAGATTCGCAAGCCGAAAAGAACATTTGCAAAGCTTGCGGCGTTCCTTTAATACTTGTGAACCCTTCAGACAATTCAATGTTCGGGAATAGTGGCGAAGTTTTAAAAGAAGCGAAAAAGCAATTGTTTGAAAGCCGTGAAGAAGACCGTGACCAGCTTGAAGAAGTATTCATTATGTTAATGAAGAAATTTCAAAACCCAGTTGAGGGAATTAAAATATTGAATCCTTACGAAGAAGTTAAGGTTGACGAAACACCGAAAGGCGTAAATGCTGAAGCGCAAGCAATGCTTCGGGGTTCTGTTGGTGGTGTAACTGCTTTACTTGCAATTCAACAATCAGTTTCAGCGAAGACAACGACTAAAGAAGCGGGCGTTGCAATGATTGTTAATATTTACGGTTTCAGCGAAGAAATTGCGGCTGAAATGTTAGGAAACCCAGAAATTAAAAACACCGAAACAAATGGCTAATTTAATAACAGAAACGGAATTTGTCGCTTTAAGAAATATTTCGAAGAAGGTTGATTCTGAAAAGCTTGCTGAAGCGATTGCACTGGCGCAAGGTTCAGACCTTCAAGACGCTTTAAAGGGGTTTTATTTCGACGTTTTAAAGAATAAGGACGAAGCGGCTTACGCTGACCTTTTAAATGGTTCTGAATTCACTTATGAAGGCGAAACGTATATTCACGACGGTCTTAAAGCTTTTCTTGCTGACTTGGTTTATGCAAGATTTATTTATATGATAAACGTGAACTTGACGCCGTTCGGGGCGCAACAAAAATTCACGAACGATTCTTCTGGGGTTGATAGGAATGTAATAAAAGACCTTGCAAAACAAGCCCAGATTGACGGAAACATAAAGTTTAAAATTATACGAAAGTATATTTTAAGCAAACCAGATTTATTTAAAAGATATTGTGAAAACGAAAGGGGCGACACTGGTTTCGGTTCTGTTCGAATTTCTAAATTATAAGTTTAATTTTAAACAAAAGAAAAAATGATTACACTTGAAGCAAGTCCGTACAATGGTTTTTTTAGATTGGGCGGCGTTGATTATCCTGAAAAGAATTACACGCTTGAATATGTCACCGACATAACTGCGCCTTCTGAAATTAATTATAATATAAGAAATGTATTCACGAAAGAATTGATTGTTAATTCAAGACGTGCAAACGAATTCACTGGAATAACGACGGACGCCGAATTTTTGGCTTTGCTTGATTCATTATTTGTTTTGAGTAAAGGGAGTGAAGCACTGCAAGGGCGTCTTTATAAAGGGGTTATTGATTACGGTGACACTTCGACGCAAGGTTCGCCCGTTGTAATAAGTTCAGGAAATGGAAACCTTTCGACGTGGGTTGATTTGCCGAACAATGGGGCGGGCGCATTTTCTGTTAATACGGTTCAGGGTATTACTGACATATTAGACGTGTTAACTGGGTTTTATGATTTTTCAGAATTAACACAAGGCGACCTTATAAGACTTCGTTGTGATTTAAGGGTGACAACTGTTTCGCCGAACACAACGTTTAAATTGCGTCTTCTTTTGGGTGGTGCAAACCCTTCGGCTTTTCCGCTTGAATTTGGTCAAAGATTTTATGAATCGGCAACCGCTGACGACGTTTTTGTTCAAGGGACAGAAGTTGACCTTCAAAGCTTATTTTTGTTGACAGAACCTTCAAAAATTCAAATTTGGGCGAACAAAGAAGTTTCGGTTAAAAATCAAGGTGTTAGAAACTGGTTATTTTTATAATA